GCGGCATAGAAAGGCTCCGGGTAGTGCGCCTTCAGCCATGCACACCACAGCCCCAGTATCGAATAGGATACCGAGTGCGCATATACGAACGCATATGTTCCACTGGTCACAAGACGCTTCCATACACGGCGCGCAGTTTCCTCCGGCATCCCGTGTAGCCGCGAGGCACCGGACACGAACGTCCCCATGCTTACGTTGAACGCTGCCTCGCCGATCTTCTTGGCGATAATCCTCCGGATCTCGTTCGCGTTGGTCCAGTCGAACCCTCCGATCTCGCGGACAATCCGAAGAATCTGCTCCTGGTAAATGATACAGCCGCGCGTGTGGGCCGTGATGTCATCGATTATGGGATGGAATCTCTCAGCCTTTCGGCGGCCAAACTTGACATCGACGTATTCGGCCGTCGTGCCAGAGAATAGAGGTCCAGGACGAGAGAGAGCATTGACGTCGACGACCTCCCCAAAGTTATCTGGACTGACATCACGGTTGACGAGCCGTGTAGCTCTACCCTCAAATTGGAATATACCCGTGACGTCGCCCTTTTTGAATATGTCCAGTGCCGAAGGGTCATCGTCGGGAATCGCATACAGGTCCTCCAGGGTTAGGCCGATCTCGCGCAGGCAGTCGCTGATGATGCCCATGGTGCTAAGCCCTAGCATGTCCATCTTAAGGGCACCAGCGTACTCGCAGTCGTACTTGTCGATGCCGAGAACCTGGCGGCCATCCTTGATGTACAGGGAGCAGATGTCAGTCAGCGGACTATTGGCTACTATCATGCCAGCGGCGTGTATCGACCAGCCTCTGACATTTCCCTCCAGCCGGGTAGCCTGCCATAGATCAGGAAATGCCTCGAACGCAGCCCTGGCATTAGGGAACATGTCTGCTGTATCAGCCAGAGAGGCGTCAAAGCGGCTATCGCCACCCGAGCGCTCCACAATGAGATTGCTGATGGTTTCCTTAGCCCAGAATGGAACATTGTAAACACGAGCCACATCAGCCAGGCTGTTCTTGCCACGATAACGTACAAAATTAGCCACCGTTCCCACACACTCGGGACCGTACTTAGCAGCCATATAAGCGAGAAGTTCGTGGCGACGGTCGTCAGCAATATCCAGATCGATGTCTGGCGGATCGGTACGTGTGACATCGAGGAACCTCTCGAACAGCAGATGCGGATAGCGGTAGGGGTCTACCTCGGTGATGCGGAGGAGCCAGGCGACAACGCTTGCCGCCACGCTGCCGCGACCTGGTCCAACTGGGATGCCATTGTCCTTAGCCCATCGTACCATATCGGAAGTTGCGAGGAAAAAGTCTGCAAGGTCCTTCGATAGCATGAGATCCAGCTCGTATCGAACACGCTCAGCATACCAGTCCCGCTCGGACTGGGGCCGAAGACCCACCTGTCGATAACGCCATCCGAAACGACACCATTGCACAAGAAGCTCTGACGAGCTGACATCGGTCACCTCCGCGCTAGACATTGCTAAGTACCAGCATGGCAATGGACAATACGACAGCTGCTAGCGCCTGTCCGGAAACTACCGCCAGGAGGAAAGCAGACGTTACGATGGCCACAGCCGTCCAGTAGCAGACCAGGAATGTGTACAGCTCCTTGCGTCCGGATGGCGGCAGGCTCCGCACCACAAGCAACACGGCGCATACAAGGTCCACAATCCTCTGGCTCTGGCTGTGCTGTGCGTGCCGGCCTGCTCGGCGGTTTACGTCCATGGCCTGAGGTCCTCCTCAGAGATAGGGTACCGGAGCCGCTCTGCTTTCGGTAGTTCTACCTTGCAGCTTTCTGCGATCTCTGCCGAATTCTCGATAGCGGCACGCGCGGCCCTGGGCGACATTCCGGTTTTGACAAGACGATCAGCAAGTGCTCGGTCGTCATCAGGCAGAGTGAGCGGCACATCATAGTTCCACTCTCGCATTGCGTCGTCCACTGAAGCCTTGCCACGATGAACAGCGTGCAGAACGGCTTGCATCTCGGCATCGTCCATAGTGGGATAATGCACGTCGTTGGTGACAACCAGTCGGACACCGGTCTCCTTGCTAAGCTTCTCATACGCAGGGTTGATCAGGTTGGTACGGTATAGCTCCCAGAAGGGCTGGACCTCTAGGAAGTAACAGTCAGCAAATAGTGCGGCAAACCGCTCGATGGTATCTCTTGCTGCACGAAAGTCAGGGCTATCTTTCTCCGGCTTGCCTTTTCCACCAAGCAGCTTACAAGCGAGTAGAGATCCGGAGCATCCAGATAGCACGACCAGGCCATCAGCATTATCTCGGAGGCTAGTGCCCGAGATAGTGGGGTGGTAATAGTGATCTCGCCAAGACTGGGAAACGATGCGGTTGAGTGCGGCGTACCCGGCTGCGTTCTGGGCGAGGACGGTGAGGTGGTGCTTGAATGGTCCTCGGGTGAGTTCATCCACGGGCCCACAGTAAGCCTCCACTCCAAATATGGGTCGTATGCCCGCTTTCTTCGCCGCCTTCTCCAGCTGGAAATGCGAGCTCGTGTTGCCGTGCTCGGTCAAGGTAATGGCCGTATACCCGAGCTCAGCCGCACGGGCAACGTGCTGCGCGGGAGTGCCGAATCCGTCTCCATACGAGAAGGTACTATGGTGATGGAGATTCACGAAGCGCATCAGATCCCTCCCGCTCAGCCCGGAGTACTAGCCTACGTTCGCGGAGACGCTGGCCGTGCCGGACAGAACGCCTGTGCCTCCAGGCCTCCTTGGAGGCCTCTGGCCTCTGGTCGTGCCCGTACACGGTGCCCTTCCAGGGTCTGCCCTCTTCATCCGCGCACAGACTACAGGAAGCCTGGTACCAGCATTCAACCCGGCAGCTATTCGTCGTCACTGCATATGTCCAGCATGAACCGGATAGCAGTAGCAGCTACCTGCATCGCCTCATTGCGCTGTCGCTGCCGGTCGGGGTTCTGGATCCTGACCTCAAGCCAGAGCTCGTCCATCTCCTCCAGAATGACCGCGTACCCCTCGTGTGCGCTATGCATTGGAGGATGCTTGGCGGTAGCACGACGTAGTTCCTCGACTACGTCGTGCACCGCCAGGTTGACGTCCTTGCCGGGCATGGCTAGGACTCGGCTTTCCGGCCGGGCTCGCCCCACGTGCCCCATCGGCTTTCGGGGTCGGCCCGCATCGCGAAGCCGACGAAGTTGATCAGGTCGAAGCCGCTGTCGTCATGCCGCTTGCCGTGGATCCAGGTGCGCTCCCAGAAGCGCTCGAACTTCTTTCGGACGTCGGTCAGGGCTCCGAACAGTCCCGACTTCTTCCAGGTGCCGCCGTGCGGGTCCCAGGGCCGCTCGCACATGATCCGGAGGCAGGGCACGAACACCAGCAGCATCTGGTCCACGGCGTCTGGCGTAGGTTCCATCAGCAGCTCCTCCATGAAGAGCCGAGCGGCCTGCTGGTAGTTCTGGTCGACCGGGGTCGGGACGAACTCAGCCGAGTCATCGTCCGGCTGTACGTACCTGCCTGCTCCTCCGGGGCCTCCTGTGTGCACCTCAGGATCCCCGATGACCCCGCCCCCACCGGCTCCGACCCATGGCAGGGAGACGTAGCCAGCGCTGCCCTCCGTCTCGTCATCTCTCATAGCTCGATCCTCCCGTGCTGCTGCGCCCAGCCGAGCGCCCGGTAGACCATGGCGTAGCCGCTCGGGCCGAGAGCCAGACGGCTTTCGTGCACGTAGCGGGCCAGCAGCCGCAAGGTGGGCTCCTCGATGTGCTGTCTGGGCATCCCGGCGATGGCCAGCTGCTCGGTCAGGTGCTCTTGCATCCTGGCCATTTCCTCAGGGTTCATATCGGCCGTACCCTTGCTGCCCCTTCTAGCAGGGCCTCGTGTGGATGTATGTCGTCCCAGTCCTGGGGTGACTCCCCAGCTGCGTGGTGCCGCATGACGCGCTCCCGGATGCGACAGGCGCGGTCGGTGGCAGCCAGAAACTCGCACTTGCCGGTCGAGTAGCAGACCGGCCGGAACAGCTGCGCGATGGCTTCCTGCTGCCAGCGGTCCTCTTCTGGCCCGTACTCCAGTATGGCAGGAATCATCTCCCGCCATACTTCCTTCCACTCGTACTGGGCCTGGGAGCAGAGCCGCATGCCCGCGTGCTCGGCCAGGCCGCGCAGCGTGGTCTTGTAGTGGACGCGCGTCGTGATGTTGGTGGGCAGTAGGCCACGTGCGTCCTCGGCCGGTACGCCAGAACCCACCAGGTTCCGGTACGTCCAGGCGATCTGCTCCACGGCTGCCTCCCACATGACACGCCAGGGGTGATCGTCGGGCAGGCCGGAGATGCTGGGCGGCATGCGCGTCTCGAACTCCGCGTTCTCCTTCACCGCGAAGCGCTGGCTCTCCTGCACGTATCCGGCTCCGACGCGCTGCCGGACCAGCTGGTGGGTGAAGGCTCGGGTTACACCCTCCAGCAGGAAGTGGAGGTCGATCCACTCCAGCGGAGTTGACAGCTTCGTCATCGTCATGTCCCGCAGCCACGCCATAGCGGTCTGCGGGGTGACGTCCCGGACGTCCCGGACCACCGTGCCCCGGTACAGCTCGCTGGCGCTCGCCATGACGCGGAGCGGGTTCGGGGTCATGTAGAGCAGGATGGCGCGCGGTCGCACCTCATCACCCGGAGCGAACAAGCGCTCCGCGTTATACATCGCTACGTCAGCCCAGCGTTGCACCTGCGTGCCGGGCTCCTCCATGTTCGTCACTGTGCCTCCTGTGTGCGGCTAGGAACGCATTGCGCGTTCCTGGAGCTTCCTGTGCTTGTGAGCGATGGCATTGTCGAGATCTATGCCAGCCATGATGGCCTGTCCATAGGCACATATCACGACGTCTGCCAGCTCTTCGGCCTCGTGCCATATGTCCCAGGAGTCCCGGTGGAAGCCGAGACGCTTATTGGCTTCCTTTACGGCTTCGCCGGCTTCCTCACTTAGCTTGGCGGGAAAGAAAGCGGGCTCGTGGAAACATTCCGGTCGCTCTCGCTGCAGACGATCTAGCCAGGCCTGCGCTACTCCGGCATTGTCGGGCATTAGACAATCCTCGCTATCTCTGGGGCGCGTCGGTGGCCGTCGATAGCCTCATAGGTGTCCCAGTAGGCCGTGTCTACCCACGTCTCGTTCTTCCACTTCCCGAACCGGCCAGTACGCAGAACACGCGGGTAGCAATTGCAGTTTGTCCATATGGGCTTGAGTATCAGCCGGGAATCCTCCCGTATCTTTCCGGAGGCATCAAGCAGCATCCCATTGGCGGGCCACTCGGTCACCTCGTTTCCGAACACCCGGCTGCTACGAACCCACTGCACATTCGGGTCCGCATTGAACACGATGGTGTTGTCAGGCTGCTCCGGGTACTCGCAGTATGGCGTAATGCGTACCGGAGCGAACTGGAAAGTGTGCATATCGGAGGTCGAGTGACGTGCTTCAAGTACCTGATTACGATGACAGAGCTTCTGGGCACTCGCGGTACTCACGACGAGGTCGTACTCGTCCTGCATGTCCATGAGCTCGATGGACGAAACCGTACGATCCTGCACCAGGTCCTGGTACAGCTCCCACAGCCGGTCGTACGTACGGAAATGGTCCCAGGCGTGGTAATGTGGCTGCAGGATGTTGCCGTTAATGCCGATGTTAATGTCACCGTACAGCTTATAGCGATAGTCGAGAATAGAGCCCCCTACAACGCACTGGTATATGGTGGCGTCAGGGTGGCTAGTGTTGATGCCGGGTATGGGCCGCTGGATCAGGAGAGGACCGCGCTGCGGCGTCTGTTGTTTTGGCGCTATGACTGTCACGGCAGCGCCGAGCCCTACTGCTGCGTGTGCGGCAGCGAGTCCGGCCGGACCACATCCTATCACGGCTACCTTCATAGCGGCGGCAGCCCCTCGAATCCGGGCGGAGGGGGTGGCGGCTCCTGGCCGGTCATCCACTGCCGTAGCTCGGCTCGCTGCTGGTCCATATGCTGCTGCATCTCGGCCTGCTTCTCGTTGAGAAACAGGGGGTCCAGGAGCTTCTCCTGCACCACCATCATGATAGCTGTGGCTGCTCCGCAGCTCCATTCGGTAGTGCTGTACGCAGCGATGAAGCTTACCCAGAGGTGCGCCGGCATTTCCACCGACACCATCTCATTGAGCTCCATGCCAGCCCGCATCTTGGGCCAGTCCATTACCGGTCACCCACCTGGTGCCGGCCGAGTGTGATGGTTCCGGCCACTCGCTCCTGGACGTGCCGGACAGACTCCGCAACCTTGCGGTTGGCCGCGCGCATTGTCTCCAGGAACGACATCTGCTGCGCGGCGGTCGCACCGGAGCCCGCGAACATCTGGCGACGCATACCCCAGCTGCCACGCGGACGCTGGAGCTGGCCGCTCCCTCGGTTGAGCTTCCGGCACTGTCGCGTGTTACTCATCGTCCATCCCCTGGATCATCATGATGCAGCTTCTGTACAGCTCACATTCGACGTCTAGCCCGCAGTGGTCTAGCGTATAGCATACGCCGAACGTTCCAAACCTGGACTGGGACGCGGCCGGAGGAGCGGTCTCTTGCCGCTCCTCCGGCTCACGGCTGGTGGCCACCGCTAGAACGGTGGGTCTTCGTCGGAGCCCTTGGCCGCGCTCTGCCGGCGACCACGGGCCGGGGCGGCTGCGGGCTTGGCCGGGGTGGCCGTACGGCCTCCGCGTGCGGGGGTCTTAGCGGCAGGCTTGGCCGGGGTGGCGGCAGCCATCCTACGGCCGGTACGGCCACGCGCCGCAGGCTCCTCCGGCTCGGGCTCCTCCTCCACCTCGACGTCCTCCGGCTCCTCGGTCTCCTCGTCCTCGGCGTCCGATTCCTCGGGGTCCTCGTACTCCATCCAGACGTCCGCGTCGACCTGGAGCGCACCTTCGTACCTGTGCGTACCGGTGACCACCCGCACCCACGACACGTCCTCGCCGGGCTCGAACGTAGCGATCTTGGTGATAGGAGCGCCGAAGCGCGGATCATCCTCGGCCTCGACGACCGTCTTGGTCTTGACGTCGCGGATCGTGATGCCGATGACCTCGAAGAACGGGGCCCACTTGAACTTGGCCTTGACCGTCAGCGGCAGCCGTTCCCAGATGGGCAGGCCGTTGAACTTCGCGTTCTTGCCGGTGTTGTCCTCCGCGACGAACAGGACCACCAGCATGGGGTCCTCGGTCTCGCTCTGGGTGTAGGTCCACCACATCTTCGTGATGCGGCCGGTGAGAATGGTTCCCTTCGGAGGGATCTCGCCGTGGTACCGAGTGCTCTCGGTATATTCGGCCTCCTCCAGTTCGTCGACGTTGAGGTCAGCGTCGTCGACCTTGAGCTTGGGCATGTGCGGTTACCTCGTTTCCTGAGTGGAGGGGTGGCTCGCCTGAACCGCTATCGATGATACTACCTCGATTAGCCGGTCAACGCGGCCTCTTTCGTGAAGCAAATCTCGACGCACTGTATGCATATCAGAGGCCCCCTGATAAAACCGCAGCAGCGCGTCGAGAAAGGCACGAGCAACTTCTTCCTGCATTGAGAATGTAACGCCCGGATCCGCTAGCGTGGTTGAGTCGAATGGCTCGAAGTGCATATGGCCATTCTCACCGATCCGGGCTATCAGGACGTTGGCAGGCGAATGCCGCATGGTGATCCGTACGGCTACTCCGTCCGCCATGAAGTACTCGGATATCTGGACCCGGAGAGGATTTCGTGGATCTTCCTCCCAGCTCACGACGCCTTGGCCTTTGCACCTCTAGGAGCGCGCGTCGGACGGGCACCTGCCATGAGCGGCTCAGGCTCAATCTCCTCCGGCTGCTCTACCTGCCGGACAGGCATGCCCTGCTCCAGGAGTGCCTGGTTGATCATGGCGATGAATTCTGCCATGGCCGAGAAGTCACCGTCGTACACGTCCTGGTACCGGCCCAGTGCGCTGTAGCGGTCCTTACAGGCGATGTACTTCGGTGTGGGCTGCGCCAGAGCACGGCGTACCGGCAGGCCCGTCTCCTCGTCGACGGCCTTGGTCGTGATTGCGTAGTACAAGTTGATGTCAGTCTGGGAGCGGACGTAGTCGCAGATTTCCCAGTTCTTGCCGGTGATGGCCGGGAGGGCCTCGTCCTCGCCGTCGGAGTTGGTACGCAGCGCCTCGCCGCAGATGAATATGACGTTGTACGGCGCGTCGATGAAGTCATCCACGAACCGCTTGAAGTAGTTCTGCCACTTCTGGTGGTCCTGGATCGCCGGGATGTCGAGGTCGCGGTTCTCGTTGATGTCGTGAATGGAACGCAGGATCCAGCGGATCATCAGAACCTGCATCTTGGTGAGGCTGTCGAGGATGACGACATCGTCCGGGCCCAGGTGGGCGTCACACCAGCGCTTGGCTGCTACCACCCGTTCCCACGTCGGCGTACGGAACCGTCTGGCGTCGCTTCCGGCTCGCCGGGCTGAGACAGCCCCCTTCTCCGTACTGATGAACACGGCCCGAGGTGCTCCGCCGGCCAGGACGGTCTTGCCGTGTCCGGACGGGCCATACAGAAGCATGTTCCAGCATTCCTCGCTGGACGACAGATCCTCGGGGTTTCCGATGTCGATCTCGGCCTCGATGATCTCGGCCGGATTCTCCTTAGATTGCCGGGCTGTCTGCCGGGTGCGTGCTGGTCGGGCTCCACGCCTCGTCGGTGGCACCGTTGGCCTCCTTGATTGCCTGTAGGAATGTTTCCCATTCGGGGTACCAGGCGAATGTGGCCAGCGCCTGGAACACGTTCTCGCGAGGACCGATGATGGTAATGAACTTCCCAAGCGCCAGCGCGATACCGAACTCGGTGTGCCTTCCGCCCGTGCTGCTGGGCTGATCGGTGAAGTGGAAGAACATGTCCGCACGAGTGATGTCGGAGATGTCCTGGATCGCCCGGTCAGAAGCGATGTGCAGATCCGATATCGAGCCGTCAGGCCCGAAGGTGTCCGGGCCGATCTGGTCCAGCCAGCTGGAGGTAACCGTATACCCCAGCACCATGAGCGCATTGCGGTGCGCTCGCATTTCCTCCTGGCGGTCAAACCGGGCCGCCAGATAAATGGACGGACTCATACTCCCCATTTCCCTTCCCTACTCTGATGCGGACTTCCGCATGTCCTCGTATGGATCCCTCTGGCGGAATGAGGACTTAGCCATAGTCCTCCAGGCATTACCGCCACGCTCGTGCAGCCTGCACATCTCGAAGAACGGGCAGAATGGGCAATCCCTGGTGGGGTGCTTCGTGATGGGTATAGTA